CCCTCAACGATAGGTGCTCTAGCGTTCACTCGTCCCTTCACCGAGACCGTCATGTTCCCGGTCTGAACAAAATCAGGCTCGATTCTAGCAACCCTCAAAGCAGAATCGCTAGACTCTTCAGCCGCGAGCATAGTCATCTCCGCAGTCTCGAAATAAGATTGTATGGGTTGCACATCACTCGCTTCAATTCTATCAGTTCCAGTCTCATGTTGCCATATCGTAAATCCCTGAGCAGTTGAGGTATTATCGATCATGAACGGCTTGCGATAGACCTTAGCATAAATCCCCGCTGACCTCCCCTCATCCGGCAATTGCGTATCGTACCAAGTTTGCTCCACAACATTATAAACGATTGCGTGCGTGCATTCTGTAGCATCCCCCCTAGGGTAACACCACCAGATCTCCCCAAACCGAGGGACCTTGTAGGCAAAGACCTTCTGACGCTGCGCAAAATTGACGTTGTCGAAGAAGTAGTTGATATTCATGTGGTTGGGAACATCCCGAACGACACCATTGAACATCAGCATCCTATCCACGCCCATCCAATAGAAGATGCCATCATACTCGATGACACCCTGAGAAGACAGAATGGAAGTCTCAGAAGTCACGGTATCAAATCGCCAGACTGCCGCACCTCCCACGAAGGTTGCTCGAATCAGGGAGTCTAGAGACCAGAACAACCCCGCTGGACCTTGACCGGCTCCTCGAATGGGCAAACCTTTGATGACTTTCTGAGGAGTGACGAAAGCATCTGTGTAGATCCCTGCTGGATCGTTCACCGCGCTATAGCCAATCTGGCCATCATTCCCGAACGTGAAGAGGTAGGGACCTAAAGCCGTCACTCCTCCACTAACGCTGCGACCAGTCGAAGTCAAAATAGCTGTTGCGCTGACATCGCCAACCCAAACCACCGTTTCAGTGGAACTATCTATATTGCTCAGGTTTGGAGCAGCATGAGCAATGAGTCGATTGACGACATTCACCTGGTCAAAGAAGACATCAAATTGCCAGAGGTTGTCTGTGCTGTCCACCAGCGCTGCCGGAGTTCGACCATTCACCCCAGTGAATGACCCCGAGCTATTGACAATGAATTGGCCTAGAACTGTTGCTCCGCCAACGTGCAGAAAGTTGGATCCATCTTCTGAGAAAGAAGACATTCCTCGAGCAGCTTCGGTAACTTCATCAGCAACGGCCTGGAAGCCTCCCATCTTACGTGGACGACCTCGCTGGAATCGACACCATTGGCCATCCACATAAGACTCACCCTCAAGTCGAGTACCATCTCGCTTGATGCCTGGCGCTGAAAGAATTTTGACTGGTTGAGTCATCTCAAGTTCCTAAATTACATTGTCTATGATGAAGCTATAGGACGATGATCCTGTGTCGAGTCCGCTATCCTGAACTTCAAAATCACAATCGAAATCCCTATCTCCAGCGGCTGTCTTATTCGACAACCATGTTCTTGTCTCAGTGATGCCAATGAATGTGTCATCTGGAGCCGCTTCTGTGGTCCAATCACCCGGCCCTAAGTTTATCACTAGATTTGTGAATCGCACCTCCTCCGTGCCAGTAATCTCTCCTACTGGGTCAATCCAATTCCCCGCAGAGGACCAGGAGATGGCGGCTCCATCCAAGGAAACTCCTTTCTCTACCGTTCCATCTGTATTGAAGCGAATGCCAACTGTGGTGTCATAAGTAGAAGCAGGATCTGTCTGAGAGACAGTTCCACCACTACCTCCCGATAGAACGGTGGCGTCAAGGGCCTTACCTACAGGCAATAAGAAGAATAAATTCATTAGTTTGAGATGTCCCCAGACAGACACCATACATCGGCTGCTGTCTTGTATAGAAGAGCCGTACCTCCGGCGTCTACAGTATCAGATGCAGCAGCGCCTCCTGCTGGATGATTGACTGAGACTAACGTGACTGAGGCATCTGCCAGTACAGTTAGAACCTGCGTGGCGTGTTTCATATTCAACACGATGGGAACACCCACCGGGAGTGCCGTTGTCGCGTTCAATGGCAAAGTTAGAGTGGACGTGGCGGTGAACTCCATAATGGAATTCATGTCGGCTGCCGCTAGAGTCTGCGTACCCTGCGCCAGTTGTACTCGCATACCCATCTCTTGAACTGCAATCTTCTTATTGGTACCACCATCTCCGTCATCAACGAGCATCGTATCAGCAGCGTCTAGACCAGCAGCAGTTATACTTGCCACTCCAGAGATATCAATGACTAATGCGCGAGTCGATGCTATCGTACCTCCACCCGCTAAGCCTCCAGCCGCAGCTGTGCCCATGCTTACAGCAGTATGATCGATGTATTCATTAGCATCATAGCCAGCAAGAGTGTTTGCATTAAACAGCTGATTCACGCTAGTGAAGATCCGTCTTTTGATAATCCCGTCTGTGCCATCGAGGAACACGATCTCATCTTCAAACTGAGGCGCTACAGTGGCGTATTCGCTGAAATCTGGCGAGAGCACACCTGCTGCATAAGATAGACCTAGTCCAGCCACAGTAGCGGACAATGCCATATCATTCGCATTGGCTGTGATGCCATCTCCTCCTATGACATTGAAAGTACGATCTGCCGCAAGAGTACCACCTCCAGTCAAGCCCGTTCCCGCAATCATATCGATGATGGTTTGAGGAACATCTAGATTTGTTCGAGCACTCGCTGCATTATTAGCCCCAGTTCCTCCTTGACTCACGACGATAGGAAATGTGACCGTAGCAGACTCAGCTCCTAGCACGTCAGTCCCATCAGAGTAAAGAATATGTCTATCGTCCTGCAGAACCTCCACCGGAGTTACCTGAGCGGCAGTCTGCACGAAAAGAGAGAAGGCTCCAGTAGTCGAATTGTCCACCCAGTATTGCTGCACAGAATTGGGCACGATGATAGTTCGATCTCCCGTCAATATTCCTGTGAATTTGTAGGAGATGCGATTTAGCTCAGCCCCAGCAAGAGTATAGTTGCCAGTGCCGGCCACTGCGATGGAGATGAAATCAAAGACGCTAGTAGTAGATTGCCCGTGTCCTACGGTGAACCAATTGGTGCCATCAGTGATGATGATGGCTGACTCCCCTGCTGACATAATGAGAGTAGCTGAGCCATCAATGGTTCCCGCTACAGGAGTGATAGTCAAATCCCCTGACCCATCGTTGCGAGCCATTGCAAACCAATCAGATCCAACGGTTCCAGCTGTGGGAAGATTCAGGATTCCCACTCCGCCAGTCCAGATAGTCAATTGCGCTCGATTTGAATCTATCCAGGTATGCGGAGTCACGGCAGTCGAGACAGGAGTTACCTTTTGATTGAGCGTAGTAGCGATAGCTTTTATGCCCGCACCTTCCAAAGCACTAGCAGTAGCAACAGAGACTGAAGCACCCAATTGGAACGTTCTCCACAGTCCTGCAGCCGTAGAATTGTCTCGAAGGTAAACAACCCAAGCTTCTCCAACAGCCAGAGAGATAATGGTGCTACCTGTACTATCTCGAATGGTTATGGCGTTAGCACCCACATTGTTGAACACTGACTGCATTCCATTGGAGACTTGAGTGGCATCAGGAATGTCCACATTGAGTCCTGCTCCCGAAGCACTCAGGTCCATAATGCTTGAAACTACATTACCTCCCACTTGCTGCTCGACAGGCCAAGCTAAAGTCTGATCAGTGGAGAAAGTCAAAGCAAGATAGCTCTGCCCCGAAGGATACAGAGTTGCTCCTCCAAATACATCTGTGAATCCCGACATAATCTAAGCCTCTTGTCTAGTAGTAGTTCTATCCACGATCTTCTGAAGATCCTCACCATTCAAGTCGGATAGGTCTTCCTTGTAGCTTTGCTCCCACACCGCAATTCGATCATCATTCTTGAGGAAGCGAGTGGATTGCAATAGCGAGCCATGGAGCAGAGCATTAGGCGCATGATCCGTGAGCCAATTAGTCTGATTGCTGGCATCCAACAACGGCAGCAATTGGTAATAAACAATCTCATACTCATATGCTGCGTCAGGCGTTGGTACAATCAGCCAATTGTCGTAGTTGTAGTCAGAGTAGAATTCTGGCGCTGCTGTCACTGAAGCATCAGGATGATATCTTCTACAATATTCGTAGGATCTCGGATATAAGAAGGCCCTCTCGTTCCCTCCCACAACCGTAACTCGATTAATGCTCACAGTATCCCGCCAACGATCAGGCTTAGCATATACCGAAGTACCCGCTACTAGCGCACTAGTCACGACATTGATGAATCCCTGGATCTTGAATTTGCGAGCAATAGCCCGCTCAGCCAGATTGATCAGGCGAGGTAATTGTTCAAAGACAGTAGTATCCACCACCGTACCTCGCTCTAGATACTGGCGTAGATCTTCTTGCAGCGATGTAAAGGTCAGTGCAGTGGGCATAGCCTACTCCTCGTCTTCTTTCTTTGGCGCCTCTTTCTTTGGCGCCTCTTTCACGGGAGGAGCTGCTCTAAGCTCAGCCCATTCCTCAGGTGTTGGACCTCGACCTTCTTCAACCAAATATCCCAGCTTCTCGACTAGAGCTTTGAACTCAGACGTTCTCTTCTCTTCCAATAGCTCAGTGGCCATAATTAGCAGCTCTGACATTGCAGCTCGCAGAGGGGGATTAGCAGCCATCGCTGCGAGGTATTGCATTGCAATAAGTATCAGTTTCACGATTGTTCTCCTAGTTGTTTCTCTTCTTCCAAATGTCCATAGTCCATAAAGGTCTGATCAGTAGTGAGACCATCTCCGTCCCAATCTCCGCCCCATCGCAAGATAACTCCCTCAATCGAAGCAGCAGCCATGAAGACTCCTGAAACCAGAGAGAACGAATGAGTGTCTCTCCAGGGAATACCGTTCACATAGGGAGCAAAATCAAAAGCGCTTGAGTAAGGCTCGTCATCCCTCATCGTGTTATGTTCGGAGAAGGGCCATTCTTTCTTCGAAGCACCCGAAAGGAATAGCCCGGTCTGAATCTCCTCTCCACGCCAGCCCCAGACGATAGCAATATCTACGGGTGATAGAATCAACCCTCGATTCATCACTCGAATCAACCCTTCAGAGCAGGAATCTCGATTTTGTCTAGAAGTTTTCCCGTATGCCCAACTCATTAGTTTCTCGACACCAGAGCTTGCTTAGCCTCTACTAAAGCCTCCAATTCGATGATCTTCTCAGCCAGATGTTCCGCATCAGCACTGGTCCATTCCCCATTCACCAAGTGCTGCTGTCTGAATTTAAGCGCTGCGATCTCCTTCTTGCAAGAATTGATGTCTCGCTGAAGTAACGCAATGAAAGCATGATTGATTGGCGCCACTTCTGCCGAAACGGTCTGACTAATGTCCTCAGCTAGAGCTGCACTTACAGAGTTTACAAGTAGAGGTTCAGCTACCAGCCATAAGAATGCCCCAATAGTGATCCATGAGACCACTACGCTCGAGCTGATGTGAAGACTTTGTTCTTTCGAGATCACCATTGTTGTTTATCCTTAATAATAGTCATTCATCGTCCACAGGGACATCCGGTCTAACGAATCTTAGAGTAATATTCTCTGTTTTTCTAGCTGGTAGACGATATGGATCATAGTCGTCCAAATCATCCACGCAAACTTTCAATCCAGGGGTGTTTGGATCAGAGAAAAGCTCGTCCAAGGGAAATTTGCAACTGCAACGATCACATATCCCAATACCGAAGGAAGTGTGACCGGAAGTATCGATGAATTTAGCCATGATTATGCCGTATAGGGCCTAATGTTGGGCCGGAAGAAAGAAGAAGAACCATCTCCCTCACTATCCCAAGCTTTCTGGAGCTCTATGGCCGCATCCGACTCAACCACAGGGATCATGGAGGGATCCACTTCCTTGATTTCCTTGCATAGATGTTTGGCCAACTGAAGAACGAGAGCTAAATACCATCTCTGAGGACACTCGATCTCCTGCTTCATCGTTCCAACGTCCTGGATTTGTCTATGAAGGTAGCCAGTGAGTTGTGCAAAAGTGAAATCAGCGGTTGGATTGGGCCACATCGTGATGATAGGGTTCACTCTGTCCTTGTCATACCAGAATTGAGTGGGTCTACCCGTCCGAGTTTTGTTTGGAAGGTTGCTATAGTCCGTTCTATTGAGCTTATAGAAAGGAATCTCTTGTGGATTGTTCTGGAACACCAACTCAGTGACATCCAAAGTAGTCGTGCCATTGGCTTGTAGCCGATAGTAGAGATGATCTTTCACTCCCTCCACATCTTTCCAGAACCAAGCGCCAGCTACAACTGCTAATGCCGCCTCTGTGAAGATGGTTGTGTACGTTATTCCATCATCGGAGAACTGCAAAGAGATGTCCCAAGTCCCCGTAGCATTAGGCAGGATTCCAAAGATGGGAACTCCGGTAGCCGAGGCCAGTTGCATGGTGATTTGCTCAGCTGCACCCGTCTGAGTACAGGCTGTGTCCAAATCCCCGTCAAACGCCTGGGCTGCTACCCCGCTCGTGGCCGAGTTAGTGCCGCTGAGGCGCGTGTTCGTCCTCAAGTTAACGTCGAAGACGTCAATAGTCCCATCAGGCGTAGGAACTGACGCAGTGCGCTCGTAGATAGGCAAAAGGATCCTGTCGAGGGTCCATAGTGGGATTCCTCGATTGCCAAGCGCCGATAACTCCAAAAAGAGAAGATCCAGCGCGGTATCCAGATGCTCAGGGGTGATCTGCTGAGGCACCATCTTACAACGCCGAAAGGCATGATCAATAACCTGCCGAGTCTTGAAGACGGTTGTTGCGACTGTTCCTGATGTAGCCATTCTATGTCACCTCAATTAAAGAATGCCGCAATGTGTCGGCTTGTGAAGGGAGCCCCTACAATAGCAACAGGTGAGTCCCACGCGATACCGCCATAGTGCTGCAATATTGTGATCTTCTCAATACTCGACAGCCCTGCTGTATCAGGATTGAATACATGCGTTCTCACTGGACCACTTGCCATAGCCAGCATTGACCATCGTTTGGGTTCTGAGTCGATGGCCATTATGGGCCAGTCCCAACCACTTGCTTGATTGCATCCGTAGTATCATCACTGACTGTTGCCTTTTGATCTACCACCGTCTCCGCGCTGTTATACAGCATGTAGGTTGTCGCGTCCTGCTTCGATCTATTGCGCCATGCCTTATATAAGTAGTTGATTTTCTCAATGACACTGATGGTATCACCCGGCGCACCCTGTCCCGGTTCTGCAAATGTATCCACGTTCATCACATCGAGAACCTCGGCATTGACCTCTGACGGTCCTAGCTCCACGTTGGATCCAACCGAGCCATCCACATTACCCGCCACGCTACCAACCGAGCCGCTTAGGTTGCCGGTGATATCCATCGTCTGATTTGGCAAGTTGATCGCAGTCAAATGATCGCCATCACCTCCTGCCTCAGTCAATCCGACTCCCGCAGCTCCGATCTCTGTGGTATCAGTCAAGATAGCATTAGTCTGAACGAATCCACCCAGGTTGTTATTCATCGTGCCATTGCCAGCATCAGCTAGTGATGTTGCGTGACCATGCAAAGTAATAACCGCACTGTCTGCTGCTCCTGCTGAAGTGACGATGATCGGACCAGTGTCAATGATGCACTGAATGATGTTGCCGATGTCGGTGTCAGCTAAGGCAAGCGTCAACGAACGGCATCTTCCTCGTACTTCAACTGCTGCATCCGCTGGCGTGATTGTTGTTCCACCCCCTCCTACGACTTCAAGACTCAGGGTGCAATTGGTATCGAGTGTCCATGCAGAACCACCAAACCAACCTCTAACGTTGACTCCTGTTGCGCCACCAAGACCAGCGAAGGTGAAGTCAGGTGAACCAGATCCCGCCACTACCGAGAAGCAATCTTTGAAGATATACTCCCCTGCACTAGCGGCGGTGAACAATCCATCGCTTTCACCAAATCCACATCGAACATACGTACCAGGAGGATAAGTACCAGCGCCAAAGATGCAGTCTTCAAAAGTGATGCCAGAACCACTTGAGATTCCTGTCACCGTTGCGCCCTTGACATAAGAACCCGTTATAGACTGACTCCCTAGCGCGAGATTCCAATTATT